CCCTTAGCGACCATCCTTGGGCCTCTGGTTGACACACACAGGAGCGTAGTGCGTGGTGACAATGTTGCCAATGCTGTCGTGAGTTCGGGCATGAACCAGCTCAACGACAAGACCTTCCTCCGGGGGATGAGCGATCTAGTGCAACTACAGCAGAACTGGGTGAGGAAAGGGGGCACCAATGCCCTGATGAACTGGAGTTCAAACTTTGCATCCTCCTGGGTACCAAATATGTACCGTCAGGCCAGCCGCGAATTCGGAGGGACGATAGACGAGACCCGCCTGTGGGGCAAGGGGTCTGCCCTGAAGGTGCTGAAGCGAGCAGGCCAGAAGGCCGAGCTTCCGTTTGTCGAGGCCCCACGCCCGAGGTACGACCAGTGGGGGAGGCCGATAACCAAGAGACCGTTTGGGAAGAGCCCGATAACGGATGTCCCCTACGGCATACTGCGTGCCCTCAATCCAGCCAAGGTGTACTCGATGGATCAGGCCACCAAGGTAGATCTGGCGATGTACAGATACAACGCCACAAGACCCGCTGACGAGAGGATCTACCTAACGACACCCCGGAAGAGTTTCACCCACCTGGGTGAAACTCACCACCTGACTGATGCGCAGTGGGCCCAGTACCAAAAGTATGTCGGGACGTACGCCCTGAAAACTATTGATGGCATTGGTTGGATTGACCCAGAGAATCCAACTGAGGCCCAGATGGAGTTCATAAAGAAGCGGTACTCCGACGCCGCTGCTGCGGTTAAGAAGGCTCTCAAGTGGCAGTGGCTACGTGACGAAGACGGCTCCATCCCATCTCTCGACTAGACTTAAAGGGGATAGTCATCAGATTTTTAGATCCTGACTTTGAACCCATGGACCCAACGGATCATGACGAGCCGGGCTCATCCCGGCTCGTGATCGATCACTACAGCCAGGGCATATACAATCTACGTTACACCTGCGGAAAGTCCGGGCATGACTACATAATCAGGTACACCGAGCCTCAGGTAGGCCGCGTGGTAGCGGCCCTGGCAGGCTGGGTAGTTGACGACGATGTGCCTCTAACCCCTGGCGACATGGGCAACATAGTCACCATGTTAATACAGTTGTGCCAGCTCGATCATCTTGGGGATGACGAGGGCGAGCTGCCCGGATATAATGATCTAGTCTGAGCATCGAGAGCGTAATTGATGTTTGGAGTAATCCCAGGGGGGGCCACCCGTAGTGGCCCCCCCATTTACATTCTAAGGAGGTAGGGATGAAGAGCAGGATAGAGAGATGCCCAAAGTGCGGTCGCAAAGGAATTGTTGTTGACGAAAGTGAGGGGTCGTGCGTAGTTTGTCAGGCCAACTCTGTAGTCAAAAACAAGACGCAACCAAGGAGGCTGAGCAGATGGAGAAGAAAGATGGAGACGTTGGGCCTAACATAAGGGAGGAGTCGGTGCTCTCCGCCGTTAATGCGGCGGCAGATCAGGCGAATACAAACGAGCTTGATACCTTCTTCGTCCAAGGTGTACTGCTCGCCTACATGGAGCACTACTACGAAGAGCCGTTCGAGGTCCTACTGGTAGAGGAGGAGTTTGAAATTCCGATGTCGCGACTACGTCGCGAGGTACTGGGGAGAATGTGCGAGGACCCGGAGGATTGGGCTTGGGGCGGTAAGATCGATGGCGTCATTAAGTTTGATGACTCGATCTTTGTGCTGGAGCACAAGACAACCTCGGCTTCCATTGAAGATCCTCATGGTATATACTGGTCATCACTGGAGATGAGTGGACAGGTGGCTTCTTATATTGTGGCTCTGCAAGACCGAGGTTTTGAGGTTGCAGGTACGATATATGATGTGATAAAAAAGCCGGTCATCAAGCCGAAGAAGCTAACGAAGAAGGAGATCAAGATCCTGTTGGAGGAGGGCCTCTGGCAGGGGTTGGCGGTAGATGACGAGATATTAGAGGAGGCCTCTGGCGACTGGCGGGAGACTCCAGCGTTGTATGGCATGCGGGTTTACCGGACAATGATTGATGACCCGCGTAAGTATTTTCAGCGGCAGGTAATTCATAAGACCAGGAAACAAGTAGTGGAATTCCTGGACGAGGTAGACGCCGCAACGAAGTATGTGAACGATAACCGCACCTTGCAGAGGCATGTGCGGCATCTTGGAGCTTGCTTCTCTTACAATCGGGCGTGCCAGTTCGTTGGCTTGTGTCAGCGGAAGGATAACCCGGAGAGTGGCAGGTGGATACGTCGGGAGAAAACCAACAACGAACTCACGGTGGGTGGACACAACACCATGACATATTCAAGAAAGGAGTGCTTACAACTGTGTCCAAGGAAGCATCACTACCAATACGATCTTAAACTCGAAAGAAAGGGAAAACCAACCGATGGCAACCTCTACAAAGGACACCTCGTCCACAAGGGACTCGAATGCCACTTTAAAAACATCCGTGCCAATCAGAGGGCTGCGGCGCAAGGGGAGGATGGGGCTGGGTGACACATTGACAAAAGCCCAGGCCAGCAAGGATAACATCTGGCTGGTTGGTCAGCCGGGTATCGGCAAGACATCCTTGTTGGCAGCTATGCCTGATGTATTTGTAATCGTTACCGGCAAGGAGTCTGGGTTAAACAAGCTGATTGACCGTGGGCGTGTAGGCGAGGTGCCGCATACCCCGCCTGTCGAGTCTTGGGAAGACTTCTGGTCAGTGTTAACTGAACTAGCTACGCTTGATCACAAGTTTGGTATGGTCGGGATCGACTCGATCACTGATGTTGCTGAGCTGGCCAAGGATTACATTGTTCGTACTGAGTACGACGGCTGCCTGACTAAGTACGGCAGTAGTTGGGGAGTTGGCACCAGCAAGTACAAGGCCCTGCTTGGCAAAATGATTGAGCAGTTCTTTGCTTTGAACCACCGCGAACCCTCGGTTGGCGTGGTCATGACCAGCGGTGCGGAAGCACAGCGCCGCAATGACCCGCAGGCCGGAGAGTATAATCAGTGGTCACCGCAAATTGAGAAGAACGCTTTTGAGTTGCTGAGTAAAGCGGTTGACATGATTCTGTTCCTGAGACATGATGCTCAGGTTGATCGAGAGGGCCGCGCAGTGGCCGGAACAACCCGCGTTCTTTATACGGAAGGAGACAATACTTTCATTGCCAAAAACCGGCACGGCCTGCCTCGCTACATATCACTCGGCATGAGTGCTGATGAAGCGTGCGGGAATCTTGGAAAGGCAATCATAGCCGCCAGGAAATAATTCTAGTGGCAGATCTTCTGCCGCATCACCATTGGAGGAAGCTATGTTGAACTACGATCCAGGTATCTACTTGTGTGAAGTCATGACGTATGAGTTCGGGGAAATAAAAGGAGGCAGGAATAAGCTGAGCTTGCATGTTGTGCCAAAGGAGTCAGAGGATGACCCTCACGCCCCATTGTTTAAACCAAGTGAGGGAACGATGCCTCGCGTTGACGTTATCCTTTGGTCGGATAAGCCGGAGGATCTCCAGCGGTTTGCCGATGACCTTTTTAATCTGGGGTTTCGGGGTGACGACATCGCCCAAATTTGCGAGGGCCACGCTCTCTTCGACACCAGCTTGATCGGCAACGAGATTCGTTGCCGTCGAAAGACAGCCACGTACACTTCGCAGACTGGCCAGGAGTACGAGCGTTGGTCGTTAGAGGGCGACGCCTACAAGACCAGGGGTTCAGATGTGGACGAGGTTGCCGTGGTTGAGAAGCTGCGATCTGCCCTACAGACTGTCTGGTCTGAGAAAATGAAAAGCAATGGAGCCACAGTGGCTACCACCACTGGCGAAAAGTCTCCGTTCTGATTTGGTGATGTGAGCGGGGGGCAGGGTCCTCCAGACCTCGAACCTCCACCTGTCCCCCGCCACTTTACAAGGAGGGTACTATGGGCAATCAGGATGCCAGTCTATTCCTGCGTTATTTCCGGGGCCGAGCAGGTATACACGCCAGCCGAGATGAGGCTGGCAGGTACTCCCCGGTTGATGGTGAGCCAGATATCGCTGGCCACCTGGATGGTAAGTCTGCTGTCGGATTCTATCTGATGTCTCCTGACAGCTCCGTATTCTGCTCCTGTGCGGACATCGACGATCACGACCATAGTAACCCGGAATGGGTAACACAGGCTGACGCGGTGTGTCAGGCCCTCAGAGAGCTGGGTGCTCCATATGCCAGAGAGACCTCCCAGTCAGGGAGTGGGAGCCACATCTGGCTGTTCTTTGAGGATGCCGTCCCATCTTACCTAGTCCGCGCATTCTGGCGGGTCGTAACCATGCAGAGCCGGGTGGCTCTGCCGGAGGTGTACCCCAGGCAGGATAGGCTGACTGGGAAGGGGCTGGGGAATCTGGTGCTATATCCCCTATGGAGCAGGTCTCAATTCACTGACGACCGACTAGAAGTGATCTCTGCGGAGGAGGCTCTCGACGGTAAGATGATCGCCAGTCCAGAGGGGTTCCTAAAATCAACGATACATTCTGTCATGGGTGCCGTGCCATCGGAGCCGAGACTAGTGACCAAGCCAGACCAGCTGCCTGAGCGGGTGGAGAAGCTGATGGTTCCTGGTTCGCTGCTGGAGAGCCGCTGGAATGGTGACATGTCAGGGCTGGCAGATCGATCACGATCTGCCGTCTGCTTTGCTATTGCCTCCATCTGCGTGCAGGCCAGGGTACCGACACCAGAGATCGAGCAGACTGTGCGAGCCTGGGCGATCCTCAACGGGTACACATCCAGGGCCACACCAGACTGGATCGAACGGACGGTGCGACGTTCCTACGATGAGGTTGTGGAGCGGGGTGAGGCTAAGTCTGAGGGTGTAGAGACCCTGCTTACATCTGCCAGGGAGGCCCTGCACGAGCAGATTCGCGGGAATAAGATGTTGTTTCGCACTGGAATCAAGGGGCTGGATGAATCGATTGATGGCTGTCAGCAGGGAGAGTTTGTGGTGGTCGGGGGAAGGCCGAGCCAGTGCAAGACAGCGTTGGCTTTGCACATCATCGACACAGTGTCCAGGGACTATCCAAGTTTATTTATTTCTGAAGAGATGAGTCGTCGCGAGCTGGGCAAGCGGGCGATCATGTCGATCTCGCGGTCACGCGAGTCTGAGTGGGACATCACCAAGACTGACAAGCTCCTGGCCGAGCACTACTCTGCCAGGAAGAACATCTATGCAGTAGAGAATGCTGCAACCATCGAGCGGTGTGAGGAGCTGATCGACCAGTACGTCAGCTCATACGGCGTAAAGTTTGTGGTGATTGATTACCTCCAGCTGTTGAGCCGTCGCAAGGCGACGGGCAGGTACGAGGATCTTACCGATATAAGTAGGCGATTAAAGCAGATAGCTGGCAGACTTGGCATCGGTGTTCTGGCCCTGTGCCAGCTCAATCGGGCCATTGAAAGTAGGGAGAGCCGGATACCGCAGTTGGCGGACATTAAGGAGAGTGGGCAAATTGAGCAGGATGCGGACTTGGTACTGATCCTCCAGTGGCCAGACCGCAGCAAGCCAGACTTTCGTATCTGGTGCCTGAAGCGAAGGAACGGGCCGATTAGGCATCAGCTGGTACAGACCACATTCAACCCAAACAGCCAGAGGTTTGATGATGGGTAGGTCGGAGCGAACGAAGGGGCACAATTTCGAGCGGGAGGTTGCCAGGGACTTCATCGAGGTAGGTTACCCTCGGGCTTGTCGACAACTGGAGTACCAGGAGAACACGGCGTTTGGAGTAGATCTGGACGGAACAGGGGTGTATCTGGTACAATGCAAGAACAGAAAGCAGTATGTTTCTGTCGCCACGAGCCGGGAAATCCGCGTAGAAGCTTACAGGAAATGGAAAGGGATCGATGAAGCGGTCCCGCTCTTAATAACCAAAGCAGAACGACAGCCAGTGATGGCTGTCCTGCGATGGGAGCACCTCCTGAGACTCCTCAAGTTGGAAAGGCAGGCGGAAGATGGCAATGATTCGCAGATCGATTGGCTGTCGGACGAGAAGCCAACCCAAGAGGAAATTGCCGAGAGGTCCAAAGCGGTGCGAGAGGAACGGAGTCCCAAAGGATGGGAGTGGCGACCCGCCGAAGATGAATGACTTTGGGCATGATCCCGCCAACTATAAGAGCCGGGGCTGGAAAGACACCTCGGTCCATCAGGCCACGATCAACGGCGAGCCCTCCCTGGTAGTGCACTGCGAGATGCCTGAAGGCACCGATGGAGACGCCAGTTCGGAAGGCGTAGTCAACATTGTACGGATTTCCGAAAACCTAAGAGGCCGGGAGTATCTAGAGACCCGCCTCCACGAGCACCTCCACTGCGCCGCACCACTGGCGAGCGAGGAGTGGGTAACACAGACTGCCCACGAGCTTTCTACCTTGATCTTTGAGACGGATTGCAGGCGTAGGTCCGGTTTGACCTAGTCGCTGCTCCGTCACCTGTCTTGGTGTTGTATGGCTACGGTCCTGGTCATAGGCGATACGCATTGCCCTGGTATGCACCGACGATACCCAGCCTTTCTGAAGAAGGTTGCCGAGGAGTGGGGCTGTAACAAGGTGGTCCATATCGGTGACCTTGTTGACTGGCACTCCTTGTCATTCCACCAGCGGTCAACAGGCGCACCGTCTGCCATGGACGAATACCGGAAGGCGAGGAAGCAAGTGTCCAGGATCTACAATCTATTCCCAAGGGCTGACTGG